TATGATCACAGCCATCCCGGTGGATACGCCCTTCCAGCTGAGTGCTTTTGCGAATCTGAGCATCGCTGGACTAATCTTCATCTTGGGGGCTAGGCTATGGTTCAACATGCTACTTGTAATCCTCTTCGTTCAGATCTAGGTCATCAAGTGACCCAAAGCTGTCGATTGTCAAGCTAGGGTCGGCATCCATCTTTCTGCCCAGTTTTTCGTAGACATCCTCGCACATTTTTGCGCTGCACATGTATTTGCAGATGTGATTAGGCTTGTCTCCGTAGGCGGTATCCCTTATTCTGGATGGGAATGAATCCTCTGAGATCTCACTATACAGCTCTCCGATCTCTACAAGGAGGTCATCCTCTGTCTTGTCTCCGAAGGCTGGGGTGATGGTCTTGATACCCTCATTCACATACATGATTGTAACCATGTGATTCTTGTATTGGGGATACTTCCTCTTTACTGCCAGATAGTACAATCTAAGCTGGAGGTCTTTCTCCGCTACATTATATGACATTTTAAATCTGCCAGTTTTGTAGTCGATGATCTCAAGAGTGTCTTCGTCGAGTTCAACAACCATGTCGATAAGACCGTTTAGCATGACAGTCTCTCCGTCTGGTGCCTCAAACTCAATCTCAAACCTATCCTCTGTTCCCACAATCTTCTTGTCTTCTACGAAGATCCCAGCTGGACCTGTTGCAGAAAGAACTCTTCCAACCATGCTCTGAGCCTCAACCCATGAGTTCCACGGGCACCCATCGAAAGAGTCAATGTCTTTCTCTACAAGGTTGCAAACTCCGTCCTTAAATGCTGGACAGGTGTCACAAGATTTCTCAACCTTTTGAACATGTCTACACCATTGCCATGACTCTAGTCCGGCATAGGCTCTCTTTTGGAGGAGGTTCTTCCAGTTCTTCTCAATGTCTTCGCAGGTTCGCCCATCTTCGTCTTTGCCGTTTAGAACCGCCTGGGCGTACATTTCGTAGATCCAGTGTAGCTCTGTTCCCAGCTCTGCCGCAAACGATGGCTTCCCCTGTGCAAAGAGTCCATAGGACAAGTAGTACTTGAATGCACACATCTGGTAACTCTTCATCTTGCTTGCAGATAGTCTCTTTGGGTTCTTCATATCTTGATCCTTAGCTCTTTGGGGGAAGTGTTCCCGGTATAACCTGTCCGCCACGACTCTGTAGTTCATATGGCCATCCGCCTGATCCAGCTCCACCCTGAGGTTCGCCTTCTCCCTCTCCGCCTTGGCCCTCGCCCTCTCCTTCACCCTCTCCCGAACCTTCTCCACCCTCGCCTTCTCCGTCACCTTGGAAGGTAGATGGGTTTCCTTCTCCCATTGACTCTCGCTCGCCTTCGAGGGCTTCTTCTGCATCCTCATTAAACGGGACAGAAACAAGCTGGTCTCCCTGTAGCCAGAGAATAATTCTATCTTCATCCACCCTAAAGAAGACAACCGTGAACTTGTTTGGCATTTCAGACCATGTCATTTGAATTGGCTGGCCTAGGACCTCTTTGTAGCTGCTGTATGACGCATTGGATGATACAAGGATGAGTGCTGCTGCGATAGCGGCCACTAGCCTTGAGCTCCTTGCTGCGGTAGCGACTGCAACAAACGCCGTCAGTGAGAGTACGATCATGCTTACGATAAATGTCATTTTATTACCTACCTACAATATATCTACTAGTGTTTTCAACAACTCTTGCGTTAGACGGGTAGAACGCATTTGGACCCAGGTCCTCAATGTCTATGACTACCGCATGAACCTCGTGACCAGCTCTACTTAGAACTAAGTCACCCATCCATAGAATGTTCCTCTTCTTAACATCCTGGATGACAATCTGAACTGCCACGTCCTCGTTGGATAACCTGCCTCCGAAGTAGTGTGCATTGATGACATACTCGCCATCCATAACGCCTCTAATGGTAGCAATCTCTTGATTGTTCTTCATCTGTATAAACCTACCATCTGGAGAGTAGTATGTTCTCCAACCTACAACGTCTAGGTCCAGGTGAACTGGGCCAGCTTCTCTTCTTCCGTAGTAGACCTTTGACCCATCTGGAATCTCAATCCATAGGTCGATGTCTGCATCAACGTCCCAGCTCATTGAAATAATGTACTGTGCATCAGACGTTACATCAGAGCTCTCTTCTTCAGTAGGCTCGTTTAGCATTACGAAAGACAAGAAGAACAACGCTACAAAGGTTAAGAGTAGGTTGAACAGCATGTCGATCATTACGCCACTGTTGCTTTTGCTAAACATTGACTACACCCAGTTTGTTTCAACGAACTTCTTTTGAAGCCCTAGTACGATTGAGGCAGACACTCCCACTAGAGTGGTACTTAGAGCAGCTCCGATTCCGGAGGACATGGCAACCAGGGCACTCTTGATGCTAGCCTGATCCTCAATGTTGATTCCGGTGAACGCTCCGCCGATCATCATGATTAGACCGATGATAGTACCAAGAAGCCCAAGTGAGGTACATAGGTCCCCAAGGTACTCCATTACACCCTGTCCGAGGTTCTCTCCTCTGAAAAGCCTAACCCCGTAGTACGCTGATCCGCACAGCATGATGGTGATGATTAGCCAGCTGATGTTGGTCGTGTCGTTCTCGGCCAGGAACCTAGCTCCCCCAGAGACAAACACTCCGGATAGAACCGCAGTGATGCAACACGCAAGAATCCACCAGCGCACAAATGGCCCATTTCGCTCTACAATATTCCTAATGTTCCTAGTAAGCTCAACCATTGTCTTGTTCTCCAAATTTAGAGTTCCATAAAATTGTATCTCTGCCCTTTGCAGAGTTCCACATTTCAGACGTCATACAAAAACACACCCAGTCTGGATTAGGAACAAATGATAGGTCTGTGATCTGACGGACTAGCATCTCTCGCTTTCCGCCGTAAACATTCTCCGCATTCACCAATCCCTCAGCCTCATCATACTCTGCCTCGTACACAACCACAAGCTCTCCGCTCTCGACTCTCTCTAGGGAGTTCTCGTAGAGGGATAGTAGGTCTAGAATAGTCTTGCTCATTTTACCTCCAATAGGCTTTTTACTGTTTCAGTTACGATACTGTGAACTGCGTCAATGCTGACTAGGTCAGACGGACTTAACACCTTAGTGAACAGCTCCTCAGGAATTAGGTCTACACTAGCCTCACTCTTGTGGCCATCCGTGTAAACGTTTCTATCTAGCTTGATAGTCGTTCCATTCATTTCTTGAATCTGACGAACCTCGTTTTCAAACCTCATGTCGTTAATGAACACGATAGAAGGTTCTCCAGAGCCCCTCTTCTCGTCAAACTTTCCGGTCGAGACTCTTGATTTGAATACGTTGACCCAGAAGTTCTCATGAACAGACCTAAATACGTCCGTTCCCAGAACCTGAAGCAGCTGCCTGACGTTGACGTCTTCCTCTGGCTTTGCTCCGCTGGATAGGCATAGGTTGTCATTAAAGAACTCTCCCCACTTGCCCATTACAACATCTTTGTCGTCGTTGGACCCCCATGGTAGCCCCTGTGGAACCCCCATGTAGTCTACTACAAACTGCTTCAGTGGAGATGCGAATGCGATCTTGGCAGAGCAAAATCCTAGCTCCTCAGCGACAATCATTCCGAAGTCAGCAAAAGTGTCTTTGCCAGACTGCTTCTTTCCACATAGTCCTACTAGTTTCATCGATTTGTTCCTCTCAGGGTTTCTCTTACTTCGTCCACAGTCATATCTCCAACGTCTTGCCCCTCTTTTGGCGGGTATACTACGACCACCTCGAAAGAGCAAGAGTCTAGCTTTTTAACGTTTGAAGCCTCGTGGTTTCTTCCTCCGTCGTCGTTATCCATGAACAAGATAGCCTTCGTCACCCCCATCTTCTTCATTATCTCCATCTGCCCCCTGGAAATGCTGGCTCCCATTAGTGCCATCGAATTCCAGAACCCAGCCTGACACAGCTTGGCGACATCCCATGGACCCTCTGACAGCACGACAGTCTCGGTTTCCCACGCTCTCATTGCTCTCTTGCACAGGTCAACATTTAGAATATTTACACTCTTCTTGAATCTGCTGTGTCTCCACTTAGGAACACCTTCTTCATCATAGATGTCCCTACCACTGAATCCAACGATATCCCCTTTGATGTTCTTAACCGGAAAGACGAACCTACCATGCATGGGGCCATTTCTGGCAACCCTACATCCCATTGTCTCCAGCACATCCTTGTCAAACCCACGCCTTACTGCGTAGTGTAGGTCGTTGCTGAACTTGTCCATTACATCAGGAGAGAAGGTCTCTTGGCTTAGGTGAGTTAGACACAGGTCCTCCTCTACCCTCTTCACCTTCTCCTCTGACTTCATTCTCTCAAACTCTCCGCTTTCGATCATTTTCTCAACGTACTCACGAGAGACTGGGATCGCCTTCTTTCTTGAAATCTCTTTTACGCAAGCAACTAGGCCGATGAGGTCTGCCCCGTTCTCGGTGTGGCATGCGTTGGTCCAACAGAACCAGCAGTTCTTGTCCTCGTAGTACGTGAACCCCGTTGGGTTGTCTCCACCATGGCAGCATGACGGCCCTCTGAGTCCATCTCCGTAGACGTAGAAGTCATCAAAGTCCACCTCTATCCACTCCATGAGTGCCTCTAGGTTTTCTCCAAGGTGCATGTTTACATCATCAATGGACATTCTTTTGTCTTTATTGTCTGACATCATCGGGCACCGTCATCATATGGCATCTCAAGGGTTCTCTCAATGATTCTACAAGTAACCTCCTCCTTGCGAACACGTGGATCCTTGGCATCAATATAGAGCCCAATGTGGCGTCCCTGTGTTCCAGGACCATGTCTGCACTCTGCCACAACAAGCTTCATGTTGGTAAGAGTCTTCTCTGCTTCAAAGTTCTGCTCCGCATTTGCGATAGACGCTGCAATCTCAGCATCACTCTTCTTGGCTAGAATGGTAAAGTTGTCACACAGCCAGATGATCCTATCTGATCCAGAGATAGTCGTAGCGTCTTCTGCTTCGGTACCGGATCGATTCTGCTGAGCAAGAGCCAACATGGATCCACCGTAGTCCCTCATGAGATCATGAAGTGCGGACATTCTGTAACCCAGAGCCTCGTACTCCTTGTCATCCCCCTTGTCGGCACTGTTCATGAGCTTTAGGTAGTCTAGGATTACGACAGCCTTGTTCCAGTTGCCATTCTCATCCTGCCCCACTCTTCGAGCGAACCATCTCCTGATAATTGAAACCTGCTGCTCAAGACCCCATCCACCAATTTGAACGTAATCCAGAGGAAGCTCTTCTACCCTAGGAATAATCCCCTGAATCGAGTTGGACATGTTTGCGTCCTTTACAAATCGCCCAGTCTCAATGGCATTAAGCGGAATATTTGCCATCATAGCAGTCATCCTCGACATCTGTAGCTCATAGGATAGCTCGGTATCTAGGTACAAGACTGGAACCCCGGACTCTGCAATGTTCTTTGCCATAGTCAAAGCGAGGAATGACTTGTGTCTCTTTGGTCGAGCAGCGATAACGTTTACCGTCCCCTTCCTTAGTCCCCCTCCGATTGCGGTGTCGAATAGGTCAAACCCTGTGGGGATTCCTGTCTCAATCTCCCCCTCAGCTGCCTTTTCTGCGATCTCGTTGAGCCACTCAGTATACCCTTTTCCAACCTCAACCATGTCTTCCCCACGGAAGAGGCCGGTTGTAAACTCATAAACTCCCTTTTCCACTGAGTTAATCATCTCACCAGCATTGTTGGAGTCACGAATCTCGTTCTGTAGCCCATTTAGGAACCCACCGATCTTGGATCGGTACGAGCTGGTAACTACTGACCTAATGTGATCCTTTACCTCGTGGTCACTTGGAGACTTTGTGTCATAGATTGACCTAATGGCAGAGGAGTAAGTGGATGGGTCTCTTTGGTAGTCGGCTGGGAACTCCCTGGCGATGCGCTCTTCAAGGAGTACGCTGTCGATAGCTCTTCCGTCCGTGTGAGCTGCGTTCTCTGTAGCCATTGACTTAGCAACTCTGTATAGGTTTGAAGCTAGGCTCGATGAGAAGTCTTCTGCATCAATGAGAATGCCGTCGATGTCGAAGACCTTGTCGCAATTTTTAGTGATATAGGCCAGGACGGCCTTTTCGGACTTCCTAGACAGTGAATTAGTTCCCATTACTATGCCTTCTTCTCAGGTAGTTTTCCAATGATCTAAGGGTGGCGTCGATCCCATCTGGGAGTCTGCCAATCTTTTCAAGCTGCATCTTGGCCATGCTGAGGTTTTCATCCATGGCAGAAACTGTCTTGTCCATTGATATAATAGCATCTCTCTTGGCATTATAGGGCAAGTATTTGTCAACTTGGTCAAGATTATTATGAACGTATTTGTTAACCCTTGAATCCATGCCAACGCAGAATGCTGACAGGCTACTATGCTTGTTCTTTAGAATGGTCACAAAGGCGTGAGTTTTGAAGATGAAGTCCTCAATCTCCTCGGTAGTCTTGCCTCTTAGTCCGCTCTCCTGGAACGCCACGACACTCTCAAGAGACAACGAGGAGGAGCTTGCATCCATTGCGCTAAGGTTGAACTTGGCACAGAACTCTTTCATCTCTTCAACTATTGAATTATTCATCAATCATCTCCGCTAGGTTATCAACATCCTCTAAGGACGCTACTCTTATTAGTTTTATTCCGTTGGTATTGCACCACTGCTCTTTTCGCAGATCGTTTATCTTCTGTCTGGCAAAGTTTGCCCTTGTCCCATGAAAATGTGGAACAAATTCGCTATGCTGCTTTCCGTCTGCCTCAAAGGCTACTCTTACGCCCCCTAGGATTAGAAAGTCCAGAAACACAACCGGCTGCAACCCTACGCATGGGAACTCACATAGTATACCATACCCAGGGAGAAGCTCGCAAATCTTATCATAAAGAGCTTCGGATAGGGCGGAGCTACGAGCCTCCACCTTTCCGTGCTTCTTATAATTGAGCTCCTTTCGGAACTCTCTGCCATTTAAGTCGTAGAATTCCGCCATCTTAGCCCAGTAGGTCCTTGAGCTGTGTCTCTAGGTCGGCAACAATGTCTAGGTTCTTTTCAAGGTAGTAGATGGCATTCATTACGCCCTGGAACTTCTCTTCTCCAATGTTGATCCACGCTCCACGCTTATCGACTAGTCCGAATGACAGTGCCTGCTCAAACACATCGTACTCTCGACTGAATCCTTTTCCGTAGATAAGGGTGCTCTGAGCTTTCTTCCCTTTTCCCTGGAATCTGTTCTTCATGGTCTCTGCTTCAACAGTGTGACCGATGATGTCTTCACCAACCTTGATTTTACCCTTGACCTTGAATCGGACAATGATATCGCAGTTGTGCTTCAGGGCGTTTCCACCGGGAAGCTTGTCCGCAAACCCGTATGCATCCAGGTTCTCACGCTTCTGGTTGATCATCAGGAGGGTGGAGTGGTTGTCAAAACACAGGTTTTTCACGTCTGCCATGAATGGCGTAAAGATTCTCGCCAGTGGTGCCATGAAGTGCTTCCCAGACTCAGCCTCTAGCACTGCCTTAGGCTGGCACGCAGGAATGGAGTCCAGTACGCAGAACGCTTTAGGAACAGTTCTTAGAACGTGCTTGATGGCGTCTAGACATGTCTCTCCATCGGGTGCCGTAATCCAGTTGATCTTGCTCGCATCCAACTCTGGAAAACATTCAATTAGGGATTGGTTTACCGCTCTCTCTTGGTTGAAGTAAAAGCAGTCTAGCCCCTGCTTCTGAGCAGAAACTAGTGCCTGAAGAGATACGGTCGTCTTACCGGAGTTCTCTCCACCGTAATACATGATTACGCCATTCGGAATCCCCGCTTCGTCGCCAAGAATGCTGTTTACTGCATACATTCCAGAGTCAACGTAGTATGGGCTCTTGAAGTCCGAGGTGTCGTGGGTGAGGTTTACACCCATTCCCTCTAGAGCCTTTGCCACGTCAAGCGTGTCGCCTGTCTTCTTTTTTCCTTTTTTAGCTGCCATCGTCGTCTCCTTTTCTAAGGTTTTTAAACTTTTGATTCTTCTTGTTTCCAACACTCGGTTTCGGCTTGAAGAAGGTCTCCTTATTGGAGGTGTCCTCTTTCTTCTCTACAACTTCATCCTTGTGGACAGCCGTTGTCCCATGGATCTTCCTCATCTTCTCGTCGGTATCATACCTTCCTGCGACATACCACAGCAGCTTTCCAAAGGAGTCTACTGGGTTATTTCCAAAGATGGGGGTTTCGTATTTTTTGAACTTCATCTTCTTGGTTCCAAGCAAGATAGTCTTGTAATGCTTCTTGATATCTCCGTGAACCCCAGAGTCTTTTCTCCAGAAGTACG